AGCTTGACGCGCGGCTTGCTCCCGCGCTGCTTGCTGCTGAGCCGCAGTATTCATTGCGCCCATGCTTGCCAATCCAGCAGCTTGCGTTAAGCTAGCTTGCTGACCTGCGCGTGCAGCGTCCTGAGCAGCGCCTGCAAGACCTGCTTGCTGAGCAAATTGAGCTTGCATCTGACGCATTGCGTTTTGAGCTTGTATATTGGCTTGACTCGCTTGCTGCTCAAGGTTGGCTTGTTGAATAGCAAACTGATTAGCCGCTGCCATATTGCCTGCACGCGCTGCTTGCTCACGCGCAGCCGCCGCTTCACGTGCTTGTTGCCCAAGTTGTTCAGCTTGGAAGCCTTGCTGCGATGCAAGTGTACGCGCGGCCTGCATCTGACCGATGTCAAACTGGCCTGACTGTAGGGCTGTTTCAAACCCACGCTGACGCTGTTGTGCAGATAGCTGACCCGCTTGACGCAGCGCCTCGCCCGCCAAAATGCCCTCTTGCACGGCTTGGCGTGAGCCACCAAATGCGCCTGCGCGCTGGGCTTGTGCAGCAAGGTTTTCTGAAGCCATCTGACGTTGGCGCTCAATGTCAGCCTGACCAGCCTCAATGACCTGCTGCTGATAGGGTGACATGTATTGACCGATGTCAGTTGTCGCAAGCTGATTGACCGCAATCTGGTCTGGCGCTTGAGCCGCCTGAACTGCGCCGACACCCTGCATTCTCTCAGCCTCTGCAAGCTGCGCTGGTGTCATAGTCGCTGCTGGGCCTACAGTTGCTCCCGCGAAAGGAGTTGTGCGCTCAACAGTCGCGCCCTTGTAGATCGCTGTCGGGCCAGCCGTTGCTGCCTGCATTGGCTGCGGCTGGAACTGAGATAAATCAGTAAGAGTTTGCTGAGCCTGACCTAGCGCACCAGAAGATTGCTGGAAGATGTTAGGCCCAGTTGGTTGCGGCGCTGGCTGCGGGAAGGGGGCTGCTGGTCGCGACTGCCCAAATCTGCGGATTTGACCTAGCGGCTGTAGTGTGCCTGTGTCGTCGTAGCCCATGCCTGCGGGTGGTGCGGGAAACCCCTGCATGGGGTTTGTTGTTGGCTGTGATCCTGATTTGCCCATTATGAGCCTCCTTTAATCGCGGATACCACACGACCCGCAAGGTACATTTGCGGCTCTAGAATGCTGCAGATAACTTTGCCAACAAAGCTACTTTTTGACTTGCCTTTAGTTAAGACGTACCTCAAGTGCTTTGTTCGCTTCTTGGCTGCATAAGCGCCAATTTTTGTAATCAACTTGCTTTTCTTCATTCCCAAAACAAATGGCTTAAACACTGCGTGATAACCGATCTCATGGTATGGGGTTAGATGCTTTTTCTGGTAGACATACCAAGTTTTCATTGCATCCGACCAATCATCTAACTTTGTTTGACGATACATTTCTGTGCAAACGATAGACTTGCCGCCTCCCCCACCTTCTCCGTCCCCGTGTTGTGGGCCAATGGGTATAGACGTATCGCCTATGTCTATAGAGTAACCTATGTTAGTTGGCCCAAGCGGATCAAACTCATTTGGATCGTAGAAGCTGTCATCTACACTTGCATAACCAGAGCCCGGGAACCCCTCTGAGTCGCTGCCAGTGCCAACTACTGCCTGAACAGGTTCGGTGGTTGTGGGATTTGGGTTATAATTAGGGTTTGCCACACCAGTGATCGGGTCAAACCGACCTAGACCCGCAAAGAACTCATACTGATCTGGGCGAGTTTCGCGTAGGCGCTCAAGCGCTGAAAAGTAAGCTGGTGCAGTTGTATAACCAGTTAAACCGCCAGACGTTGCTGTGTCTACGCCAGACATGTCTAGTGCGGCAGGCGCTGCCATGCCGAACGCAGAAGCCATGCCACCTACATTTTGCGCCATAGCTTGCTCGTATGGATTGATTGCAGCAACCTCTGGGCCAAAGTAGGGCAGATAGCCCATCTCTTTGATCTTCTTGGCTTCCTCAACAGCTAGCTTACCAGCTTCTTCCATATACGCTGGTATCTTGTTTTCTGTGGTGCTTCTGCTGCCCATATTAAAACTCCAAGTGCATTGTTATAGAGTGAGGCTTCCAGCCAATCTTCTCCAAAGGTTTTTGCCATCCCAAACGACCATCAAATGTGGCAAATGAACAGCCCTGCAATTTTGCCCATTCTTTCACACTTTCAGTCATTTGTAAAATTTCATCCAATTCACCGCCAGCAAGAAAGACATGCAGCGCGTTTCTATCGTGATATACCACGATTTCCGTTACAATGCATCCTCGCTCTGCAGGCCATAACTGCATTTTGCCAGAACGTATGCCCTCGCACACCTCTGCCCAAGTGTTTAGATTGCCAGAACGCTTTAGTGCTTTCTTGATCCAAGGGCGACATCTTTCCAGTTCATTTATAGGGCTATGCGCGTTCATCCATGAAGCCTCACCATAGATATAGTTGCTGACGGCGTAGCGGGCGCAAATGCAGTTGCGGTCACTGCTTCCAAATAGCCGCTTGTGCTGTTAGTTGCCCACATGACCTCTATGTAATCTCCTGCGGAAAGTTGCAGTATCGCTGACTTTGTAACGACAAGAGTTGATCCATTTTGGTGCAACGTGTTTTCCATTGCAGATTTGGGAACATCTGTGCCATTAATTCTAACCCAAAACCACATCCTAACAGTTGAGGCAGATGTTGAGGCCATTTGCATTGAATAGGTCACAGAATATTGCCCAGCCTCGTCAACGACCAAACGCGAAGCTGGCGTGCCGTTCGTTATTCCTTTAGCCAAATCTTCAGTAAACGTCAGCGCATATGCAGTATTTATTGATGCCGCCGTTTGATCTGTGCTGATAGTGCCATCGTAATGTCCATCTTCCAGAACAACTTGCCGCCACTCGCCATCCTTGGACACAACTGGATACTTGTTTTCACGATCCCACAGAATAACGCCATCCTCAGAGGCAGAGCTATATTGATCCTTGGCGTCTAGCTGATTGAGAGCTTTACCAAGAAACTTACGGATATTCTCTGCCCAAGCCCGTGCATCCTCTGTAAATGGTGGGACAATTCTCATCTACGCCCACCTTGCCGCGCGTCTACCCGCATAATGCCCACACGCCAATCCGCATCCTCAGCGCCCTCAACGCGCATACGCACCTGACGGCCTTGGAAGCGTACAGACGTGGGGTTGCTCATAGTAAACGGCCCGTACTCGCGTTCTTCAGCATTGGGGTAGTAGCGGGTTTTAAACTTAGCGTTTACGTCACCCTGCGTTTTTTCATCAGGAATAAGCTCAACAACATTCATTATGTTATCACCCGCGCCAATGGCAATCGGGCCTGTTTCGGCAAATGGTGTAGAGCTATCGTAGTTATAGCCAATCTCATGCTCGTACAGTGTCCCGTCACTGGCGATAAACATGGGATAGCGGAATACGCCACGGTCAACACCCGCAGTGCGATCCATCGCGCCTGTCATCCAGATGTTTTCTGCGTAATCATACGCAACGTAGCGGTCACATTCTAAGCTGTTTGCGCTAGGATAGAACCACCAGATTTCGTTCCATGCAGAGTTTACAACAGAGCTTACCTTGCTAATTTGGTCTTTGTTCATATCAGAGAAAACATAATCTCCGACCTCGCATGGGATTTCCGTAACGCGACCACCTGAGTAAGCGTAGAAGCTACGGCGGCCCATCCAGAAAACACCCGCATCAACTGATGCGACTGCTTTTGCCCCCACCAATCCGCAAGACGTACCCACGCGCTCAAAACCGTACACAAAGGGTGGGCCTTGGTATGTCATTGTATGCGCATCTTCAGTCGTAAGAATAAGCGACTGACCTCGCGTCCTGATCCCCGCAAGAATAACGCCGTTTGTCTGTAGCTCAATATCACCAGCTTGGTTTGTTGCTGCTGGCGTCCAAGTTGTGTTGTCCTCTTGGTCACTCCATTGGACTTTGCGACTAACACCGCCTGCGCCAAAACACGCAACAAAGCGTTCTTCTGTAACCATGAAGCCCGAACAATCCGTTGGCGCGTTGCTTACTTGCACCGCATTATTGGAAGTGTTCAAGTCCCACTCGTACAACTTCCCATCGTCTGGCGACATGGCAAGCAAATACTCTCCCCAGTTGTCTAATGACCAGACTGTAGCTGGGATGATTTGCCCAGCGTCAGCGCGAGGTAGCCCGTATTCTTCTTTTCCGTAAAAACTGCCACCGAAACCTGTATTGATGCCAGCGTCAATCAAGCCTTGCGTAAATGCGGCTGGAGTAATGTCGGTTACATCCCCGCCAGCATTGATTGCATATAGGTATTCGTCTGTGCCAGCGGCAATGTGGCGATTGCTTGAGTTGTCCTCCCAAGCGATGATTGAACGCGCTAGTCCACCAATATCAACTTCTTGACGCTGCCGCCAGCCGCCTACTGGACGCAATACGTCATCGTGCCAGCGCACTAGGTTGATGTCACGCCAGCGGCCTTGCGCCATATAGTCAGTACCGTTGCGATACTGACCTTTCGGAATTTGGAGTGGGATGAGTGGCATTTACCATGTCTCCCCCATTAAGGTTTCGTAGGCCAATCGTCATCGTTTAGATTAGGCCAATTCGCGTGTGTTGTTATATCACGCAAAGCCTGACGATAAGTTGTCATTTCCGCTGTTAAAGTTACATCTGTGAGAGCGTAGAAGTCTGTCTCTGCCAGCTTGTCATCGCGTGTTTTGCGATTGCGCTCCGCAGTAGCCGCGTCTAGCGTTGCCTGATACGCCGCCTCATGCTCTGCCTTGGTTGTCGTAACGCCATCCTCTGTGGTGTCTTGGAACATGTCACGGGCAACGTAGTTCTCCACCCAGTTGCCGTTAGCATCTTGGACAACACCATCACGCACTGACACCTGATAGTCGCCTACTGTAGCCGCTGGGCTGCGTAGCACTGGGTCTAAGTCTAGTGCGTCTAGGGTTGCCGCTTTCCATACACGAGGCAGCGACATGTTGGGGTTAGCTGCACGCCATTGCCCCTGCGATTTAACTTCGCCTGTTGTTCTGTTTCTGTATTCTGACATGATTGATGATCTCCTGTGTCAGTTGATTATGCGATTGCGTAGAACCAATAAGAGGTGCCACTATTGTTCGCAACACCACTACTTGTTAATGAAAAACCAGAGGAATATGGGTCTATGACATCAGCAGATGTAACCTCTGCTGACGTTGAGTTGAGGGCGAGATAGGGATCATTACCTGCAACAATACCCCTTTCACTATCCCATATATTCCAGTTAGCATTCGGGTTTGTCCCAGCATATGTTTTTACTAAGACGAATCTTGCCCCGCTACTAAATCCGCAGTCAATGTTTTGCGCCGATCCAGTGCCAGTATAAGTGCCAAACTTGCTAATGCCGGCAACTTCGCCAAACAGGTAAGCAATAAATTTTTCACCGCTTACATTAGTCTGGGTGTTTGCTCCCACATAAAATGCGTTGTCTGTTGGGGTTGTACTTTGCCATGCTGTAGTATCTGTTGCAACGGCTGATGCAGCGTTTAATGCCATGCGCTTGTCATTGCCTAATGCCTCTAGGTAGCACACCCAGTTGTTAGCTGTTGTGCGTTCTTTAACAATCATAAACTTAGGAGCAACACCAAGGTTATGGCTTATTGTTTGATTGGAGCCTGTTCCCGTGTAAGCAACGACATCAAAGAATTTGGGGGCACGTCTCCACATCCAAGAGTAATAATGAGATATAGTGGTAGTATTACCGCCATAAAAACCATTTTGATAATCAAACTGCGCCCAACTTCCAGTGTTCTCTGCATCAGTTGTATCTGTTGAAAGATACTTGCCTTGAGTAAGTCTTGCAGTATTAACAGGGCTTGTACCTGTTGTTGATTTATATATTTGCATATCAACTGGAAATGTTGATCTAAACGCAGGTTCTTTTCCGTCACCAGTGCTACCAAATGTATCAATAGCAAACACATCAGTCGCACTCTCAGGCACAGCCATAGGGCCACGGCGAATGGCTATGTAGATGTAGTCGTTGCCAGAAGAGTTCCATCCAGAACCTGTGTTTATTACCTTAAATCCTGTTGGTGTCAGATCAATTAAATCATTACTTGCAACTGTATCTGCATTAGTCGCATTCGCATGCAGAAAGCTGTCTCCCACACCTGTAACAATTCCTCTCATATTATCAAGTATATACCACGTTGATGCGGCATCAGAGTTTTTAATAAGCAACCATTGAGGCTCAAAGCCAAGATCAACATCTAAGCCAGAACTCCCCGTACCAGTATAACTCCCACACTTGATAATATCAGCATCACCATCAGGGCCGAACTCACCGTCACCATCGTTGTGGGCGAATAGGTAGGCTGTGTATTGAAAATTGTTGTAGTTTACAGAAACTTCATCTCCGACCGTAAAAACACTATCTGTTGGAGTTGTGTTGTCCCAAGCCTCTGAATTAGTTTGCGCTGCTGTTGTTTTGTTTAGCTCTAGGTATTTAGTATTCCCAACATCTTTGTTATAAACCCAATAATCACCAGTGCCCTGCCCGAAAACCATAATCATAGCAGGAACCGCGCCAAGATTGTGGCTTATAGTTCTGCCTGAAGTTGAATTTCCAGTGTAATTTACGACATCAAAAAACTTTGGGCACTTCCTGAATGACCACGTTACATAATCAATACCGCTTTCGTCTGTATTTGTGCGGCCAGCCGTTGTAAAGCCTGTGCTAGTAAACGTAAATCCCGGCGCATAACCACCTAATACTCCAGCATCATTACTTACCCAAGCCTTCTGAACAACAGGGAATGTGGAACCTGTCACTGTTTCACTATCAAAAAGAGCATGATCGTTAACAGTCGCACTTGTCCTGTTTTTCATCCAAACCAAACCACCTTCGCCAGCAAGGTCAATGCCGTTGGTGATCGTTTGCGCAGCATCTGTACCAGTATACAAATGAGTGCTGAACACATCTTCTACGTTCAGGGCTTCACCACCAGCTTGACCAGCCGCAGCTTGTAATAGCTTCTTTTTCGTCGCCATATTTATGCGCCCCTTATGCTAGTGCCTGACCCGCAGTAAACCCATACCAATTTGTGCCGCCATCGCGGGTGTAGAACACAAAAACATCTTTTGCAGATGCTGTCGCTGTTAGCGTAGGTGCAGTTGCAGCAGGCCAATCTACTGAGCTAGGCCAAGTGACCGTGTAGCCGCTTGCAGACGCATCTTGGATAATCTCAATGCTGAAGCTATACGCAGTGCCGCTGGCGGGTGGGTTGGAGAACGTAAACGTGGTGTTCTCTGTCAGTGTGTGGCTGAATGCGTTACCCGCCTCACAGTCCACCGTAGTGGCGTTAGAGGATGATGTAACTGCACCGTAGGTTTCGTTGTAGCTGTCAACGATCAGTTCGCCAGTGATGTCCACATCGCCTGTATGACTTGACCCAACTTTTGCGTCTAGTTGCGTTTGGATTGCTGAAGTTACACCGTCAACGTAGTTCAATTCTGCGGTAGTTGCAGTAACACCGTCAAGCAAGTTCAATTCTGCGGTAGTTGCAGTAACACCGTCCAGAATATTTAGTTCTGCAGTCGTTACCGTCGCACCATCCAGAATTGCAAACTCAGTCTGCGAGACACCGCCAAGAAGTGTGTCTAAGCTGTCCCAGTTTCCATTTAAGTAGCCGCCCCAAGCGTCCTCATCGCCGCCTACGACTGGCTTATTCCAAGAATAGTTAGTAGTTGTTGTAGGCATTATGCGGCCCTCTCTAAGTAATCAGCATCTGTCCATGTATCACTAGGATCAGGTGCATCAGTCCATATGGTTGTCGGATCATCTGCGTCTAGCCACTTATACCGCGCATTTACATCCGTTGTCAAAGTTACGTCATCAGATGCAGCCATCAACCGAACACGGTTATAAG